ACCAGTACCAATATCAGTATCACTCTTGTCAAAAGAGCCGACATTCCGGGGATTTTCATAATGATCAATAACCGATTGACTGTAAGCCATATAATTTTGTTTCCTCTATCCAACCTATCAAGCAGTCCTGGCCATACTTGTCTTTAAACTTGTTTATGGCGGCAAACTGATTCGGTGCTGCCACCGTGGCAACATACTGTTTTACAACACCAATGCTATCGGTATATTTGACATAGGCTTTCCAGTGTTTCATTGACAAGTCCTAGTTCTAGTAATAGTGCCATCTGCATGCTGGGTTTCAGTCCAGGGTGTGCAGTTAGCTCTAACAGGCGGCTGAACAACCACTGGAGGTGGTGGAACATAACCGTAATTGTAAACAGGCTCGTAATAGTTGCGGGTTAATGCATAACCAATCACTCCGCCAACAATCACCGGTGCCATCCAGTTTCCACCACGTTGATGATGGCGGTGATGTTGTGCCTGCGCCGACACGGCTAAAGTTAATAATGCGAGAGCAATGAGTTTTTTCATACGGGCCTCCTACAGCATAGTATACTATATTTAACGCCTTGTGTCAACAATTAGTTGACTGGTTACATTGGCCGCTTCATGGCCGATTTGGCCATTTTGTTTACCACTTGTTGACTTTGTTGTACTGACAGTTTTTCTGGACCAATATCAGCACCTTTGAATGTGACCATTCCGGAATTTGGATCTAACGGTTCCAACACACCACTTAGTGGAGGTTGGCTGATGACGTCGCCAAGATTTTGACTGGTAATAGGAATGCCCAAACTTTGAGCAGCAGAAATAAACGCAGCTTGACTGATTTGTTTTTGAGCATTTGTGTCGCCTGCTCGTCCTGCCAAGAAGTTGACCAACCCTACTAGTTTGTTAGGGTCGGCACCAGACTGATCAACTTCGTCAATTCGCATTATCTCTTGGCACGGCCGAGTGCAGCAGAGGAAACAGGACCTGGCTCCTCAGGAGGAGGTGCAATTTCATCACCAGCAATACCAGCGGCAGCGTCTAAGTCATCCATGCCAGCAGCAGCCATGTCATCGGCAGCAGCCATGTCGCCGCCGGGCACGCCGCCCATAGCAGCCATGCCAGCGTCTGGTGGAGGTGTTGCACCGGTTACCACGCCAAGTGCTTGGTCCAGTTGTTGTTTAGCACCTTGGAGATTTTGTACCAGGCCTGTGAGTGCGGCTGTGGCATCTGTGTTGAATTGAGCTGCTTGGTCAATGCCCACTTGGTTCTTGATTGAATCAACTAAGGCAGGCAGTTCTTTGAATTGCATTTCGCTAGCATCTTCCAACATTGATTGCATCTTGTCAACCATGTCTTGTGCAGCCAACACCACTTGGGCTTGTTGCACTTCTGATTCTTTTAGCATGCGATAAGCATTGCGCAGTCGGCCTTCGGCTTGCATGAGAGCAGCACCGGCAACCATCTTTTGCTCATCAGGTGTAAGACTTTGACCTTTGGTTGCTTTTTGTAATGCGGCTGCAATTTTGGGATCTTTAAACTTCTGCATGTTCTTGGTCATTGTACCAGCGGCTTGTGCAGCAGTAGGTGTGCCAGGGGCAGCGGGTGCGCCCGGAGCAGCAGGAGCAGCCGGCATCATGTCTTCTTTGATTCTAGCAGTCAACGCCTGCTCCATCATCAACAGCTTGAGATATGCTGGATTGCGTTCGCTTTGATGGAACGAAGGTTGACGACGAGTTTCGCCTAGTACGCCACGCACACGTGTCAACATCTGTTGAGCTTGCTTGCCAGTAATTTGGTCAAACTTCATGCGTGAGCCAAAATAGCTTTCGAATACACGGGCTATTTGTTTAGTTGGCTTGGTTGCCGCTAGTTCTTGCAGTTTCATTTTGGAATCCCCTAAGTTGTATATATTTAGCCGAAATTAAACATTTTTCAAGTTCCTGATCCACCAAGGTATGTTGTTGAACCTTTGGCTGTAACTTGGTCAATACCACTTCACTAAATCCGTTATTGCGGCTACGATCAGCCATTTGTTGTCTACAGTATATGTCTGCTGACAGTGTTTGTTTTTTGGTGTCCAAAGTCTTAATGCTTTGTGCCAGTCTAAGCTGATTGTGATTGTCAGCCACGCACCAGCTGATTGCTGTGCGTTTGTTGCTGAAAGTGCCTATTAGATTATCGCCTAGTGTGTATACTTCAAACGCTTGAAATGCCGGACGCAAATGATACCGGCCAAATGCCACATATCCGCCTGATTCATCATTCACAATCATTGTGTGTATGTTGCGACGAACTTCGCGCTCGGCCCAGCGTTCTAGTTTTTGTTCTCGAGTCATAATTTGATCAAATGCGCAGCCGCCCAACCCAGAGCGCCCACAAGGGTAGCAATTATGCCCACACCCCAGCTGAGTAGTCTATCGTTGTTTTTGGTATTGGTGGCTTGTAACATGCCACGCAGTTCGGCTATCACACCAAAAAGAGTAGTGATCTTTTCATCCATTGACTCTAGCTTGACTTCCAGCAGGCGATACCGTTCAGCACACAATTCAACATGTGCCTCTAGACTTTTCTTTTCGATATCAGTTGTGTCAGCCATTATTACTCCCGGTCATTTATTTATGGTTTCGAACCACAAGTTCTGGTTGGGTCCATTAACAGTCAAACTGGGTTCTAACTGCTCGGCTTCGTTTAGATTGACGATCATGGGTATGCCAGCACACTCATTTAGCAATCCAGTCAAGTCATCAACTTCGCCTGTGGTTGAATATACACCGGCAGTTTCTACTTCAAATTCAAACACCCATTGCGTGTCGCGCAATCGAGGCAATTGCACAATGTCAGGTTGTGCTCGCAAGCTGATCATTTGTTGCAGAGTTTCCCAGTTGCGTTGTTGGTTCCTAGCACGATTCCAGTCATCAATGTTGCGTATGACTTGACCCACACGATCTTCAAAGGGCATTTGACTTGATCTAAAATGACCAGTAATACCAGTGGGACTGCAATCAAACAATGTTCGGCCTTGTATCTTCATTCTGTGAGTATTTAACGCCAAACAAAAACCCCGGAGTTTTTAGTTCCGGGGTTGATTGAATCAAATGATCGATTAGGTTGTTAGCTTGAAGCCAACGCTTGTGCAACTGTCTAACTGGAAACCAGTGTAGGTAACGTTAGCAGCAGCCAACATTACAGCAGCAGAAGTATTGGTGCTGGCGTTAGCAAAAGCGCCTGTTGGGTATGTAGCAACTGAAATTGCAACGCCGTCAACTTGGTACATGGCCACAGTTGAAGTTTGTTGAATTGCTTGCAACACGTTAGCAACGTATTCTGTTACGCCGCCTTCGCCGTTTACGCTGGTGTTAGCGACCAAGCGGAAAAAGTCCAGTTTTGGACCTTGTGGTTGTACAGGTTGACCAGCCAATGAAGTGCTAGGAGCAACTGGACCGTTTTGTGTGTCTAATGCGAATACTGGTTGTGAATCGCCATTTACGGGTGCGAAATATGCCATGATAAAAATCCTTTAAAGTTAATGGTCTCGGTGGACCTGCTTTTATTTAGTCTTTTGGCAAAAATCACGCCTGTTGAGGATTGTTTTGTGCGGCATTTCTAGCAGTGAAATCAAAGCGATTTACTGCTTTAGCATAGCCTGCAGGCGTGGCCATTACCCAGCCTTCGTGCCCGGGATCTTTCAAATCCAAGTTACGCAAGATGTCCAGCTTCAAATCGTGTAGCAGAATAAACAGGGTAAATGCAGCAGCCAGGCCTTCTGTGTTTGATGCAGGACTCTTTAGATATTCCACAATGTTACCAAACTTCTTTGGAGTGACTTTGGTCTGTAACCATTCGCCAAAGCCTCCCAGTAGATTGTCAAAATTGCCACTGGGTTGTTTGATTCTAAAATTGATGTAATCCACACACAGTTTGGCCAAGTCTGTAATTTGCATGGCTCGCAGTTCGGCAGGATTAAACAAAGTATCAATGGCAGCACCTTTGCTGTTGCGTATTTGTTTGATTTGTTTGATCAATGCTGACTGGCCTTTGGCCTGTGCAGGATCTTGAGATGCAGTACCTTTACCAAAAATTGGTTCAATCAAAAACAATCCCGGAACTTCATTGAATTTTACTCTGCTGAGTGGCTGTTTGGGCTCACCTTGATCAGCATACATGGTATGCATGGCAATGCCTGTGGTGCTGTTGCGAATTCGTTGTCCTAGTGCGCTCTTGGCAGGTATACGATACTGCACTGTGTTGGGTTTAAACACAAGATTACCAGCTTGTTCTTCCCAGGGCTGTTGTGGATAGTACAACAAGTCACCTTTCACATAGCCACGAAAGTTTTCAGGCACAGCCGCTTCTAACTGTGGCCAAAGATCCGCATACAATTGCACCAACTCCGCACGCTCACCTTTTCGTGTGCTTTGAATCTGTGCCATCATTCGGGGGCTAGTAGCAAGGCCATCGTAGCCTTTGGCTTCAAATCCTGAGCCATCAGTGAGCACAAACTCTCCTGTGTCGGGCTTGCGGCCAAATATCACAGCAGGTTTGCCGTCCCACTTTACGCTGGTGGTTTTTTGCGGTGCGTCTGCGGCATGCTGGATGATGGCCAATGCTTCATCCACACCACGTGAGCCTTTGCGGAACACAAGATCTTCCAAGTGTTCAATGCCTTTGGCTCGGCCGCCCACACCTGGTTCTTCAGCTTCGTAAATTTGATACGGATTGGCTGCTTCTGTTTCAATCAGTGGTTGCATGCCTTGATTGACAATTCTATCACGCAGTTTGGCTAGGAAGTGTACTTCTGTATTTTCGTTTACAGCGCCTGGCTCTTGCAAGCCTTCACGACTTAAATATTCACGGAAGTCAGCCAGCTTGGCATCACGAGCTCGGTCACGTGCTAGAGCAGCATAAATGCTTTCCACATTCTTGAGATTTTCTCGGGTGGCTGTTGTGCCTAATAATGTTTTGGCCACGTAGTCAGGATCCATACCGCCATCTACCAGCTGATTGGTAGTGCGGCTGAACATGCCATTGGCACCTACTTTGAGTCCTAGTTGCTTGGCAATTGAGCTCATTAGCACATTGCGGTTCATGCCTTTGTAGGCCGAATCTTCCGAACCACCATAATAAAACTGTCCCCAATCCAAGTTAGGGAAAAACATAAAGTCCGTTTGCACATATCCGTTTTGAGGATTGCCGTTGATGGGTGTGCGCAGGTGTACTTCTCCGCCTTTCTTTACCCAGGCCTTGGGATCTTGTCCGTGACTTATTGCCCATTGTGTTAGTTTTGCTGTGAGTTGTTCTTTGGATATTTCACTGGCATCTACTGCCATGTCCATGTCACCTGATGTGGGCTTGCGTCCAGTTGAGCCTAACCAACGCTCACGTGGAAATTCCAAGCCTGTGAGTGTTTCCAACCATTGCACTGTGGCCGGCACATCGCTTTGATTGATACGGCCGGTGAGTGGGTTGCCATCAGCATCTTTGAATACATTGCCGCCTTCTAGTAATCTCATTGAGTTTGTCCTTGTGCTGCCAGGGCCTGTTGTAGGCGTTTTTCTAAGTTGGCGTAGTCTTGAGTGGTCGGTGCGCCAGGTTTTGTTCCACGCATTTGATCAGTTGATATCGGAGGGGCTGCTGGTGGCTGATTAGGTGCCATTTGCTTAAGATTATTCTTAAAATTATTTTTTACATCAGTTACTGCATTAGATCGCAACGTGCTAATGTCTTCGTCTGACAGCCCCCGGCGTTTCAGTTCATCGGACAGTTGCTGAACTTGTTTAAATCTTTTTGTTTGTTCAGCTACTTTAAGTTGATCTTTCAACTGTTCAATGTCAAGTTGCGCTTGTGCTTGTTTTTCTTTCTGTGCCTTCTTGTAGTTTGCAATCTCTTGAGCATATTGCTGTGTTAATTGAACTATATTGTCAAAGTTCAACTGAAGGTCGTTGCCTGCTTGATTAATCAAACTAGCGGCAGATTGTATTGCAGCTGGGGTAAGTTGAGTTTTGTTTCTATTCAACGTGCCTTGATTAACATATTCTTGGGCAAGAGTGTACGCAATTTTTTGTTCTGCCTGTGCAATAGCAGTAGTACCTTGGCCTAAACTAGCTGCCATGTGTCCACCTGGGTGATATTGGCCTTGCATGCTGTTAGGAATACCAGCCTTATTCAATGTTTTGTTAGCAAAGTACTCTGCCGCATTTCTTATGAATCCTGCTTTTCCTGGCGCAGCAGTTGTTGGTGTTGATTGGGTTGCAGGTGCTGGGGGTTGCGGAGTAGCAGGTTGGTTCTGTGCTGCTTGTTGTGCTTGAAATGCCTGAGCTTCTGCACTACCGCCTGGTTTTACATTGGTGTTTGTTGGTGTCCAGGATTGTGCAGGTGCTGCCGCAGGCGCTGCTGCTGCCGCAGGCGCTGGTGCAGCCGGAACTGCCGCAGGCGCTGCCAATGCTTGTCTGTTGGTAATATCTTTGGCATCCACGTCAATTACATTAGGATCTGATTGACCTGGTCTAACTCTGTTGGCAGCAGGCGCTAGTTGTCCTGTTCTAGGTGCTGTAGCCATTGCACCACCAACAGGTGTTGTTGCAATACCAGTACCGGGTGTATTGGCCACAGCAGTTGTTTGCGGCGCCACAGCAAGATTTGTCCCTGGTGTTGTTGTGGCAGCCGGAGCAGCTTTGGGCATCATGTTTGGTGCAAAAGACACTTTGCTTGGAGCCACAGTCTGTTGTGGCATGGCCACAGTGGTTCGACCAAAGTTTACAGGAGTGGAGTTAACACCCTTGAGCGGACCTTCGCTTACCTTACGGCGTGCAATTTCATGTATCTGCATTTGTTCTTCTCACTGATCTAGCAAACTTTCCTGAGTCTCTGGTGCGAATAGCATTTAACAATTTGCGTTGCAGATTTTCGGCTTGGTCAGCTGGAAATTCTGTGTCAATTTGTTCTAGCAATCTAATAGCACTTGCAATGAGTGTGGCCGCACGATTTTCGATCAACAAGCGGCGATCACATTCGATGTACAAATCGTCTAATTCTTCTAATAAACTGCGAGTGCGTTTTTGCATCTACTCAAGGGCCTTTGGATTATTTAGCGGATTTGTCCACAAACTTTTTACAAAAATCTAGCGTAAAATCCTGCCACTTCCGGAAATGTTTTACTAAACGATTGATTTCGATATTGATCAAACTGTTTGATTGATTTAATCATTTTGCTAATTTCTATTGAATCTTCTTTCCAATTTGGCGGTATAAGATGTTGATCACGTTTGTCTTTCATGGCTGCAACATATTCAGCTGAACATTTTGACACTGAAAAGTTTCCAAACGCCAGATGCTTGGTATGATTGACCTTGTCACCTTCTCTGTTGGTGGCAAAGTTTTGTTGTATCCATTGCGATAACTTATCACTATACCATAAGTTAAATATGCTAATAGTTTCTTCTATTAAAAACATCACATTACTTGGAGCAGTTTGTTTTAGTTTCAATATATTGTCGGTGATCTGATTCCATGTGGCTGGCCAGCGCAAGTATTCAAACTGTTCTCTGACTCCATCAAGGCTTACATGCAACTTGACAAGATGCAACTTTTCAATAATATTAACATTTTTTTCACTGATTGATTGTGTGCCATTGGTTTGAAAACAGACTGTGAGTTTTTGTTTGGCATCAGGCACATTATCAGCCAACCAAGCAGCAACATCCCAATAAGATTGACCCAGCATAGTTTCGCCACCGCAAAAAACTACTTGTTGTAAATTTGATAGATCTAAATGTTGTAGACTTTGTATTACTTCGTTACTGTGTCGCGGACTAAAAATTGGATGTAACCAGAGATTATGTTCTTTAAGGTGTTTTTGCCAAAATGTGCTAGAGTGTGTTCCGCAAGTTCTGCATGCCAGATTGCAACTGATGTCAAACATTAGATCAATTCTGGCAGGGCCTAACAATTTAGTTTTGCCTTGAATTTCAAGTCCTTGATTCATTCCTGTACGCATACTGGCATATCCAGATTTTTCAAGCTGCTGGCAATTACTGCATCCTAAATCCCAATTGTTGGTTTTATTTTTTTCTCGCAAATTTATAAAATTAACATGATTCCAAAAGTCCGTTTGAGTATTAATAGGGAATTGAGTTTTTCTCAAACAACAATGCTGAGCAGTCACATGTGTACTTTTAAAGTCTAAGTGCAAGCCGCCATGAATCATAGAACAATAAGCGTCAGTCATGATGTTTTAATTTTGCCTAGCAACTGCTTGAGCTTGGCACTTTGCACATCAGCTGTGACTTTGGGTGCTTCTAGATCAAAACCTTCTCGAGCTTGGGGTCGTTCCCAAGGTACAGACTTGGCGTCGTCTGCGCCAGCACTAACTTGGCTTTTTGCTTTGATCGAGTCCATGATACTTGTACTGGGCTTTTTGCTGAACCCGTTTT